GCCCGAGACGGCGATCTCCTTGCCGACCGTTGCCGCCATCGCCACGATCGAGGTGTTGATCGCCTTCAGCGACACCAGCATGGCGTTGCCGATACCCAGATCGTCCGCGGTGTTCTTCGCAACGAGATCGAGGCTGTGCGCGATGGACGCGCTCTTGTCGCTGGTCGAGCCCAGCACGGTGCCGGTGCCGGCCGCCTTCTGGAGGTCGGCCGAGGAAGTCGGGGCAACGTCACCGCCGCCGCTGCCGCCACCACCGAACACCGCGATGCCAGCCGCGAGCAGCGCCGCTGCGGTCGCGGCCATGGCGACCAGGTTGAGCGGCCAGGTCAGCTTGGCCTGCGCCGACATGGCCTCACTCGCGTTCGCTGCGGTGCGCGCGCCCGAACTGGCGACGTGGGTGATGGTCTCGCGGACCTGCTGCACCATGGCTTGGATCGACATGGCGAGCTGGGCGACGCGGTAGACCTTCTCGGCCGCCGCCAGCGCCTGATAGCCGGCGGACCCTTGCGTGAAGAAGCCCTTCGCCGCGTTGATCATGTCACCATAGGCGGCCACCTGTGCGCCCGACGACTGAAGGGCAAAGCGAGCGTTGGCCTGGGCGACCAGCTGCTGGTTCTTCCCCGCCGCCGTGATCGCGCGGTTATGCTCCTCTTCCAGCTTGGACTGGCTCGCCATGTAGCTGGCGTAGGTTGAGGCCACGTCGCCGATCGCCTTACCGGCAGTGCCGAACGCGTCGGACATGCCCTGCGCGGCCGACTGGACCTTGCCGGCGATGATGTCCCAGTGGTCCGCCGTCTCGCTCAACGAGGCGTTGTAGGCGTCGTTCGCGTGGAGGTTCGCCTGGGCTTGGTCGGCGAGCTTACCAGCCTGCTGAACAGCAGCGTCGATTTCCGGGATGACGGTAAAGCCCTGCTTCTGCTCGTCCTGGATCGCCTTCAGCGCCGCCAGCTCATGCGCCCGCTCATCGACGTTGGCGCCGATCAACTGACCCTCCAGCCTCAGCCGGGCGAGCTCGGCTTCGCCATTCCCAAGCGACGACAGGTATTGCGCGTCGCGCTTGGCGTTGTTGTCGCGCAGCTGCGCGGCCGTGAGCGTCGCCAGCGCTGCGGTAGCCTTGGCGTATCCGAGGGCGTCACCCGTGGTGCGGGCGGCTTCCTGCGCGGCCAGCAGCGGCAGGAGGGCCATGCGCTGTTGAAGCGCCTGCGCCGCCAGCGCGGCCGGGACAATACCCGCCCGCACCTGCGCGTTGACCTGTTCCTGTACGGCCGCCTGATCGTTCATCGCCGCCGCGCTTTTCGCCGCGTCCGCGACGCGCTGTGCCACCGCGAGCCGAACCTGCTGAGCCACCGCCGCTTCGACGTCGGCCCGGCTCTTGATCGCCTTGCTTTCCGCCTTCTCACGCGCCTCCGCGATCAGCGCCGCCGCACCGGACACGCCATAGGCATCGGCGAGCTTGTAGAGGTTTCTGATCTGTGCCTCGACCGCCTCGCTGTTCAGGGCGTTGTGATCGACCTTGGGGGCTTTGGGGGTGCGGTTCGCCTTGATGGCGTCCGCCTCTTCCTTAACCCTGTCCTCGTGGTGCTTGATCGCGTTCTTGCCGACTTGGTTCCAGAACGCCGTATCGGCTTTGCGCGCAGCGTCATAGGCGTCGGTATAGCCCGCCTTCAGGTCATGAGCAGCCTTCAACGCGGCGCCCGCATTGCCGTTGTCGAGTAGACCGATTGTGGGAGCAGCAACCTGCCCGATATTGACGAATGGCAGCTTATTCGCGGTCGCGATGAAGCCGTTGAGTTGATCGACACCTGCCGAGACAAGTTTATTCAGTGCCGTGATCGCGAGGTTCACGCCCGACACGAACACGTCGCCGAACACGGCCGGAAACTGTGTCCAGACTACCTTCACGACATTGAAAGTGCCGTAGATGCCCGCAGTGATGCCCGCCGCCGCGGCGTTCCACGCCTCCAGCACCCAGCCGAACGCGGAGGCCGCGCCGCTCTTGAGCTTGTCCCAGACACCATCGCCGGCACTGTTGCTGACTTCGTCTTTGATGGTCTGCCACAGTCCAGCCATCACATCGCCGGCCGAGACGGTCACATCATTTAGCGTCTTGATCTTGTCGCCGGCCTTGTCGACGCCATCGCCGAGTTCCAGTAGCTCCTTGCGGGTGAGGCCGAGGCTGTCGCGGTAGCGGGTCAGCTCACCGCTATCCTTCACCTGTCCCTGGAACTGCTTGAACGCGCCGAAGGCCATGCCGGCAGCCACCATGAGCGGGATCAGCACCGGCAGCAGCGGCGCGACGGCGGCAAGCGCGGCCACCCCCAATCCCTTGAAGCCGCCTTCCGTCATGGACGCGACCTGACCCAGCTGAGCCATATGCATGGTCAGCACCTGGGTGATGGACCCGCCTGCGGCCATCTGATCGAACGACGCCTTCATGATGTGCGTCAGTTCCAGCTGCGCGTTGCGCGACAGGCCGGCTGCGTCGCTATGCGCCGTCAGCGCCCCGGCCGACGCGGTGGTACCGGCAGTGAGCCGCGCATACTCGGCGGTGACCGCATCCAAGCGCCCTGCGGCATTCGTCAGGCCAAGTGTGCTAGCGGTCGCCGACTTCGTGGCGGCATCCATCAACCTTATCTCGGGCGTCGTCTTCCCGTAGGTTGCGATGGCGCGCTCCATCGTGCGGATTTGGGACTCGACCGCCTTCTCGGCGCTGCTCACCGCCTGCCGGGTCGTCTCGCCGGCTTGGGTGGCAGCGCTGCCGAACGTCTTGAACTGTGCCGCCGCGTCGCCGAGACCGAGGCCACCGGCAATCTGGCTCTGAAGCTGCTGGAACGAGCGAACGCCATCGGCAGCTGCCTTGCCGATCAGATCATCGAGCGTGCGGATGCCGCCGAAGCTGTCGCCGAAGTCGATCGCGAAGCCAAGGTGCAGGCCGGGAGCGCTGTCGTCGTCCATGGTCGCCCTCCTCAGCTATCGTCGGTTGGATCGTCGTCGGCCGCAGAGCCGTCGAGGCGAAGTCGCTTATTGATGAATGCCTGCGCCGCGTCGCGGGCCGCTGCTTCCTTGGCGTCCATGGCTGGCCGCAGGAACGGCTCCGGGCGCGCTCCTGGGTGCTGCACCTCAGGCCCGACGAAGTGCCCGCCGATCACCAGCGACCGCTCCTTGGCCTCACGGTTCAGCTGGCGAACGCCCTTGCCGTCGAGCGCGCCGCCCTTGACGCTGATGATGTGCGGCGTGGTGCCGTATTCGAGCCAGGGGCCGACGAACGCGCCCTTACCTTTGACCTCAATCCGCGCCACCGCCCGGCCGGGCGTCGCCGTGCCACGCGGGACCGTGACCTTGATCGCGGCACGGACGAGATCGTCAACGCACCGCTCGCGGGCGTCCTCAGCAACGACGGTAGCGGCTTGGCGAACCGCGCCGCGCAGCACCCGCTCGATCTGGGCGGGCAGTTTCGCCAGCATGGCGCTGACTTCCGCCTGTCCTTTGACTGTCGCCATCGAGCGTCACCCCAGCAGAGACCGCAACCCGGCCTCGTCCACTTCGACCTCACGCCGGGTCAGCTTGGCACGCCAGGGCGGCTGGCAGGTCTCATCCTCTGCCCGGCGGGACTCGGCGATGTATTCGGTCGAGAGCTTGCGGATCAGCCGCGCTTCCCAAGGCGGGAGGTCAATCTTTGTGCGGCAACACCACTCGTTGATCTCGCCCCAGCTGAGCGGGGAGACGCCCATGCCGGCCGCTTCGGTCAGGCCGATCTCGACCAGCCGGTTGATGATGTGCGGCGCCGGGTTCGGCGGCATCGGCGGAGACACCTTGTTCCGCCTGAGCCGCTCGATCCGGCTGACCCGCTTGCTGACCTTCTCGCGCTTCGCCGCGTCCGACCCCTCCGCCGGCTTCGGCGTGGCATTGAGCCACGCCATCTGCCGGACAAAAAGAATCAGATCGCGTTCGAAGCGGGCCGGAAGTTTCCCGCGTCAGCGATGAACTTCGACACCTGCCGGACGATGAAGACCAGCTTCGGGTCGGCGTAGAGCGCCTGGAACAGCAGCGGGCCCGTCTTGTCGCCGGCCGGCGGGTAGGTGAGGTTGTCGAAGCTGACGGTCAGCGCCGCCAGATCCTCGGCCGTCTCCTGGCGGCGCTCCTCCGGGCTCGCCGCGGCG